CGTGACGGCAGCGGCGTTGCCATAACTCGACTCCAGCGCAACGTAGTAACGGTTGTTATTCGATAAGATATAAGACATGTTGATTTACGGCTTTACGTTCGCCTTCTTATTTAGTCAGTGCTAATCTCGACAACAAACGATATTTTGCCGATCTGCAGGAAATTCCGCCCTCCATGTTTTATTCCGTTAAAGGCCAGCTCGTATACGCCGCCAAAGAATACTCCATCGCCCCAATCCCCTCGGTTACTGTCTAGAACCTGAGTGCCCGCATCCACGTACGCTTGCAAGTTTGGTTGCATATCGTCCAGCTGGTCCTGCGAAACCCTGAATTCAACCACTAGCTCGGCATTTCCCGAGAACGTCCTGAATTTTTCGCGAAGCAGGTTGACCACCTTGCTGCAGTAGACATAAACCAGAGGGTAGTTGATGATCGTGCTCCGTTCGGCTAGGTCCGGCGCGACGTTTTGATCGATGATCTGTGCCGTTGAAACTGGTACCAATGACAAATTCTGGGCTAGGGATAGTGCCGCCACTGCCGCTGGTAGGCCTTCGCTGCCGGTCAGGATCGCCATCAGCTTGTTGGTGGTCATGGTTGCGATCTCAGGCATTCGCTAACCTCTCTCGATGGCATGGTGATCCACTAGGTACCAGTTCGGTTCTTGACCGTTACACGGCGCTGCGCCAGGGCTAAGCGCCCCTGTCATAATCCAAGTGCTTCCAATCCCGGAAGGCGTGCCGTTCTGAAGTCCCAGCGCAGTGGGACTCACCCCCACGTAGACATTCCACCCAATCGCGTTAACCGGCGGCTTTGTGACCGCTACTTCCAGTTGCTGGCCTGCCGCTGTTGTGATTTGGGCGACGTCGCTCGGGCCGCCTTCCTGGCCCGCCTGGTTCACCCACGTCACCGCGGCGTAGTAAGTGGACGCCAGTCCGTTGCCGGCGACTGCACTCAAAACGGGCGTCAGTGCCTTGGGAATAGGACCGGCCACAATCCCGACGCCGATTCGAAAATAGTTTTTGGAGCTCATCTTCGCCAGTTGCTCATACTCGGTCCACTTCCCCTGATACCGGTCGTTCAACTGGTTGTTGTAGGCATCCCGGTATACGAACGCCAGCGTTTTATGCGCGTGCCAATGGCGTAAGGGATTAGTTGCCACAACGTCACTTACTCCGATCCGTTGCCTAACAGCCGGTAGAGCGAGCCACGGGGATTCCGCGAACGGCAGTCGTTTCAGCAAGAACATCAGCAGCTCATGCGCAACCTCGTCTTGAGCCAGCGCAATTTTGCCGGCCAGGTCGATTCCTTCAACATTGGCAACGTCGAGAATGCGATTTTCGTAGTTTTGCAGGTCGATAATTGCATTGAGCTGTCCGTCTGTGAATAATGCCATGCCGCGCACCGCTCCCTATCGCTTCTCCGGCCGCGCAGCAGCCTTGATCGCACGGAGATCCGTGTCGGAAATCACGTTCAATTGCACCCTGCTAGACATTTCACGCTGCTCCGCATCCCGCAGCGCTTGCTCGATTGTCTTGCGATACTCCGCGGTTTCCTCCGCGCCAGCCAGACGGGCTCGCCCCTCTAAAATCAACCTCGCGGCGCTTCCTCGCGAAACTTCGGCCTTTTGCCCCTCTTTCCCCCCATCTGAGGTCTCGTGACTAACCACCACGACGTGCGGCTCGATTATTTCTTGTTCGAGCTTCCGTAATTTTTGGTAGAACATTCTCAGATCCATGCATGGCTCCCTTCGGAACGCCGAATGGACGCCGGTGCGTCCATTCGTGTCCGGTTTGTTAGCTGTTCACCTGCACTGCAAAGCTGTTACGAAGAACCGCGGTTCCATACAGAACGTCTACCGTAAACTGCTGAGCTAGGGTATTGGGTTGGTAACTCATCACCACCCGGATTCCAAAATTGCCCATCTCCGCGTACTCAGCGATCGCTCCCGTGCCCGGTAACGGCTGGGGAAGTCTGCGCACGACTAGCCCGATTGCGTTCTGTGTAAAAGCCAGGTTATGTGTATTGACCGGCGCGCTGCCGGTCTTTTGCACTAGCTGTGAACGGAAGACGAAGAAATCTTTTATCTTACCGACTGCTCCGTCCACCAGCGCTCGCAGGCCCGCCTCGCCTGCAGTGTAGTATTCGCTGAACCGCGGAATCTGCCTTAACGCCGAATACGTGGTCGGATCGACAACCAGGTACTTGCCGGCGCCAGCGGGTACTTTCGCTTGAAAAAGCGCCGTTTCCGCCGAGTCAACCGACGCTTCGGTGAGCGCTATCCCAGCGGTTCCGATGGGAGTATTCGAACTAAATTGAGAATAAAGATTCAGAATGTCCGACTCAATCCGCTCAGCAATCGCCACCACGGCCGGCTGCATGTACAGCTTAAGAAGATCGGGCACCGCCAAAACCTTCGTGACGTCCGGAATTTGGAACGTCGCCTCCGCGTGCGTGTTCAGCACTATCTGGGCATTTCCCAGGCTCGGGTTCTGAGTCTGTACAGTCCCGCCCTCGGCGATGTTATTCGCCACCAAAGTCGGCGGAATCGGCACGTTAACCGTGTCCCCGGAATGCGCTAAAGTCGGCTCGTAATCCCGGTTGACTAAATTGCCCATCACAAGGTTACTTACTAGAGCCGGCAATGCGTCCACCGCCACTAACTTGACAATCGCAGTTGCTACGTTCGCTGATGTAATTATTGGCATATATGTTTCCTCTTTTCTTGGTTCTCTTCCGGCGTCGGGAGTGGCTTATTCGCCCGGCTGTTCCTCCCTGGTCGCTCCGCTACATACCTCGCATGGCCTGGCTTGCTACCCGCGAGATTTCTTGGCGCGCCTTTTCCAGTTCTTCCGGGCTCATGCCCGGTCGAATTCTGTCCAGATCAAGCCCGCCCACATTCGAAGCCGCCTTAGGCCCCGATCCCATGCCTGAGCCGCCCGTAATGCGAGCCGGCAGTAACTCCGGATTTTCCTGCACAAACTGCGTCAGGTAATCCCGCACTGGAATTTCATTTGGTCCATTCTTTGCGATTAGACGACCCTCTGGATCGCGCTGAATGTCGTCCTTGACCACGCGGTAAGCCAAATCAACCTTGGCCACTCCCAGCCGCTGTAACTCGGCACGAATGGACGCCCCGCGTTCCGCCTCTTCCGCGATCTGGCGGCTACGTTGGTTCTCTTGCACCAGATCATTCACCCGCCGCTCCAGGTCTTCGCGCCGCTTGCGCTCATCTAACAGCTCCGCCTTATATGCGGGTTCGGCTTTGGACCGCTCGGCTTGCACAAACTCATCGATTACGCCGCGAATGATGGATCGCAGCTCTGTTTTCTCCGGTTTTTTCTCTTCCATAGACTCTCCTAGCCTTCCCTGGCTGCTATTTCTCCTGGTCGATCTCCCGCCCGATCTGGTCCTTGACCTCCTGCCTTACGTCGCACAGAAATTGGAACGCCAGCTTTTTGAAGACCTGCTTCTTAAGGGTGGGCGAGTCGATTCCCAAGTTGAGTAGTCTCTGAGCATCGTCCAACTCCGTTCCGAAGTCGCCTATATCGAATTCGTCCATGCCCGCGACACTTACGCTGAGACCGTCCTCTCGCGCCGCGTCGATCGCGCGCAGCACGCGTTTCATCGCGTCCTTTACAGCATCACCATAGGCACGTAGCACTTCTTGCGTAATTGCAAAATCTCTTTGCTTGCTCAGCCCGGACTGCGACGCGGCTCCGGAAACCGAGCCGCCTGCATGCGTTACGTGACAGACTCGATAGATCTCCTCTTGTAACGTCGAAAGATTGTTCGCGGCGATTTGATAGACATGTCCTTCCGGCTCTGTCCATCCAAACCTGTCCTGGGGCCCTAGCTGGATGTAATACGACTCGCCCATTACCTGGTTCCAGTCGCGCTCCGAATAAATTACGGGCATCGCAAACAGGCCCATCGTAAGCGCCCAACCCAGCGCGTTCGACTTATTAAAGTGCTCGAGCTGCAAGGACCCGGCCTTATTGAGCAGCCACAGTCCTTCCGAGACTCGCAGATCCAACAGAGGCACCCGTGACTGCTTCGCGAGTCCGTGGCGGCCTTGGGCCACTACTTCGATCGATTGTCGATGACCGTTGTTTTCTAGCTGTTCGTAAATCCGGTATCTTTCCTTGTCGTAGTACACCCAGCGGGTCTGTTTGGACCAGCTCTTGTCTTCGATTTTCTCCTTCTTCAAGCTCCGCGTCCGTAAAACCACCCACTCGTAATGGCCGTGCTCGTCGAAGCTCCAGTTGATTAGCTCATCAGCGGAGTAACTTACTAGATAAGCCCGCGAGGCGCCGCGTTCGTCCTCCTCGGCCCGTGTTCCCGCCGGACGGCTTAGCCGTGGAAAGTCGATCAACGTGTAACTCGTCCCGCACACCAGAGCTTCAATAAACTGCTTTCGAAAGAATTCCGTAAGACTGCTGCCTCGCCTGTCGCAGTCCTCTGTAAACTTGCCGAAAAACTGTTTTCCCCGCTCATTCGTCCCGTCGAAGGTCAACGCCGGCTCGCGGCGGAACAGCGTGGCCGCGTACCAGTCCACGATCGATCCGATGTAGTTCTCGTAAAAACAGCGAATCAGCCGCTCGCCAAAGACGTCGCCAGGTTCCTTCTGCCGTCGGATGAGGTACCGTTCTGCGTTGACTTTGAACTGCTCTCCGCCGACATACAGGTCGCGGTACTGCTGCCACATCGCCCGCTTCGCGGTGTACTCGGGGTGTTCGTGGTCGATATCGAAACTTTGATTGATCGTGTCCATCGTTTTCTGCCGGCCTATATCAACCGCTTGCCTTGTTCGCCGAAGGCCGTTCTTGGCCGGTATTCCTGCCAGAGCAAATACCCCAGTGCATCCGACAAATGGGTTCGCTGTGAGTCCTTGTCTTTGTCAATCACGCCGCTGTCTGGTTTAAAGCTGACCTCTTCGAAATCCGTGATCAGTCCTTTGCATCGTGGATCCACAAACAACTGCGCTTCTTCGCCCGCCGAAAATAGCCTCGAATTCACCAACGCTATACGCTCCCGGACGCTTGGATTGCTGGACGGCACTCGAAACTTCGGACTCCCATAGACAGTGCCCCGCATGTATTCCCGGATCATCTGGTAATCCGTCGTCCCGGCCGTTTGTAACCTCTGTCCCGAGGCGTCACCATAAATCACCAGCCCGGCCAAATGGTTCGGATATCTGTTCAAGAACTCCTCGCACGCTTCGTGAGTGCTGGCCCGGCTTAAAACAATCTCGTCCAGCACTCGCACTTCCTCTCCCTTTTTCTGCGCCACGATCGAACTCATTGGGTCCACGTTGAAATCCAGCGCCCAAAACAGGGGCAAGCCCGGTTCAACCTCTAGCTTTATTGCGTTGCGCGCTCGCTTGAACGCGTGATAGACCGCCCCCGATTGGACGTTCAGGTACTCGCCCAACACTTCCTGCTCAAAGAACTTGGCGTCGTAGCTGGCTTTCAGCCGGTCGTAAAAATCCGGAATCTTGTCAAGCACATGTCTGTTCTCGTATGCTTTCGCCAGCACCACCTCGTACCCTTCCACGTGGTTTCGAATGAACCTGCGGTACACCCAATCGAAACCTTTCGGAGTCCACACCGCGAACCCGCACAATCGCTTGGCCAACGGGTCCCGCAACCGGCCTTCCAGCCTGAGCCACGACTCCTCCGCGGTGTAAGTCAACTCGTCCAACCCGAACCACGCCAGGTTAGTGCCGCGTAGTCGTTCAAAATCATCCACGGCTCGAAAATAGATTCGCGAGCCGGTATCTTTCATCACCAGAATCAATTCCGACTTATTCAACTCATAGGGAATTCGGTTTCCCCCTACCACTTCTAAGAAACTTGTTAGCGTAGCGTCCCGTAACATCGGATAAGTGGGTGCTCCGATTAACCCTTGCCGACCCGGGTTCAAGTAACTAAGGCGGATCGCTTCCTGGCACAACGCCTGGCTCTTTCCTGATCCGATCGGCCCCGAGAAGCCTTTAAACCGCGCACTCGAACTGTGAAATCTGCGCTGCGATGGAAGCGGAGCATAAACTATCTCTCGATGCTTAACCTTTCCGCTGGATCGCTCCACCTGATGATGATCTCCCTCGGCTGTTCCTCTTCTTCTAACTCCCGTTCAAGCTGAGTTAGCCGAATGTAGTCAGCCATGGTTGCTCTCGTGTCCTTGTCCTTGAACTCTTTCTCTATCTTGCGGAGAAGCCTGCGGATCAGTCTCTTTCTATTTTTGGGCGCTCTTCCTTCGGTCTTGCTTTCCAT